GGCGAACTTCTGCTGCTGCTGGAAAATCTCCTGCTGCTGTTTGGCCTGGGCTTCGGCGAGTTGCCGCTGGCGATTCTGGAACGCCTCTCGCTGGGCGGCTGCACCGCTGGCGATGTCGCGCTCCTTGGCCTGCACCTGGTCGAGTTGGGCGAGCCGCTTCGCGGCGGCGGCGGCGGCTTCCTTGTCGTTTTCCTGCCGTGCCTTGCGTTGAGCTTCCTGAGCCCTAGCAATTTCCGCCTCGACCGCCTGGAGGTTCTCTGCTGCCTTGACGCGGGCGTTGTCGCCGCCGAACTCCTGCTGCTTAATGAGGTCGTTCACGGTCTGCTCTTGCTGTAGCCGAACCTTGATGGCTTCGTCTTCGGCCTTCTTGCGTTCGTCGGCGGCTTTCTTTTCGTTGGCAATCCGCTTGTCGAACAGTTCCTGCTGCCGCTTGAGTTCGGCTTCGTAGCCTTCCTTGTTGAGGATGCCGTCCTTGACTTGCGCCTGGGCGGCCTTGATGCCTTCCTGTAGCTGCAAGGTCGCGTCGAACCCGGCCTGCCCGAACTCCTTGGCTTTCTCCTGGGCTGCGCCAATGAGGTCGCTCGTGTTGGCAAACGACTTTTCAAAGCCGTCGCCGAAGCCCTGGTCGATAGCCTGCAACTGCTCTTCGAGTTGGAGCCTTCTCTGGTCGATCTCCGCAACCCGCTGCTGCGCCGCCTCGCCGCCAGCCTCATTGATTCGCTGCCGCTCTCTTTCAAGTGCAGCCAAGTCCTGCTCGATCTTGGAGGCGGCGTCGCTGGTCTTCAGCAATTCATCGACACGCTTGCCGTCAGCCTCGGCCTGCTTCTCTGCGGCCTCGGTCGCCTCTTGCCGCAGTTGCTTTTCCTTGACCAGTTCTTGATTCAGCCTCTCCATGAAGCCGTTCATGATCTTGATCTGGTTGGCAGTCAGTTCGCCTTCCTTTGCCATCTGCGAGAACGTAGACAGCGTCCCTTGTGACTGCTGCAAGAACTCCGACGTGCCATCGGTCGCGGTCTTCAGGAACTGATCGAGGTCGGCGGTCGTGCTGTCGAGGTCAGCCTGCAACTTCACTTCGGGCAGGCGGGCGTTTTCGATCTGATCACGCAGCCCCTTGATGAACTTCTGCCCCTCGCCCTGGCCCGCCGCCTCGGCGTCACCGCCAGTAAACGCATCAGAGAGAGCCTTCGCTGCGTTGGCGGCGGCAGCCTCCAGTTCGGCGGTGTTCCGGTCGGCGTTCTCCTGTGACGCAGCAGCTAGCCCGGCACCGAACTGCTCCAAGTCATCGCTGACATAGCTGCCGATCGCCTCAAGGATTTTCCCGAAGCCAATGAGAAGCGCGTCGATGCCAAGCTGGATCACGTTGAAAACGGCACGGAATCCCTCCATGCCTGCGACAAGCAACTGCCCGCCAATGCGGAACACTTCGCCAACGTCTGCGAGCGTTGCGGAGATGTCGCCGAAGTTCTGCATGAAGCTGTCAAAGATGCCCGCGAAGTAGTCTGCGCCTTGCAGCAGCACGTCCGTGATCGCGTTAGCGATTCCCGTGCCGCCTTCGCCCTGGGCTCCGCTCCATTCCTCCACGAACTTTAAGAACTGCTCCGTGACCGCAGTCACGGCGGGAGCAAGGTTGCCGATCACCTGCCCCGTGATTCCTTCGACGGTCGCTCGCACGAGGTCAAAGGCATCGTTCATGTCAGCGACGTTGTTGACTTGCGTCTCGCTGACGATGACGCCGAGCCGCTCGGCCCGAGCCTGCAATTCCTCGATGCTCGCCGCCCCCTCGCGGAACAGCGGAGCCAGTGCCGCACCTTGCTTGCCGAACAACTGCACGGCAGCGGCGGCCCGGTCTGCGGCGGTCGGCAACTGCGAGATGGCGTCACCGATCGCCGAGAACTGCTGCTCCGGTGCCAACGCCTTGAGTTCAGCGACCGAAAGCCCGATGCCCTTGAGCGTCTTGTCAAAAGCGTCGCCAGCGTTCGCCTTGCCGATGTTAACGCCGAGTTTTTGGATCGCCACGCCAAACGCTTCGGCGTCCACGCCGGCCAGCTTTGCCGCCAGCGAGTACGCCTGAAGCGACTCAACGCCGATCCCGGTGCGAGCCGAGAAGTCGTTGAGCGTGTCGATGTTTGCGTTGACCGTTGCGGCAAGGCTTACCACCTCGCCGGCAACGCGAGTGAACACGCTGCTGAGAGCCTGGAACCCGTCGATAAGCAGCCTGCCGACTTCGATCTTCGTGAGCAGACTCACGTTGCGGCTCAACTTGTCAATGTCTTTGCCTGCCTTGTCGGCCGCATCTCCAGCCCGGTCTAGGTCTGTTTTCGCCTTAGCGGCGGCCCTGTTGAACTGCTCCTGGCTCAGACGCCCCTCGTCAAGGTGCCCCTGGAGTTCTTGAAGTTGCTGGTCGTACCGCTCCTGCGGCGTGATGTTCGCTTGAATGATTCGAGACGCAGCCGCAACAGCGTCGGCGCGTGCCTTTTCAGCTTTCGCCGCCTCAGCGTTTGCACCGGTCGCTTCGGCCTTCGCCCGCGCCGCGATCTCTTCGGTGATCGCGCCGGCCCGAAGCAAGTCATCAATGCGGGCCAACTCGGCGGCTCGCTTTTCTTCAACCGTCTGGAACTGCGCCGCAAGTCGTTGTCCCTCGGCGAGCGTCGCGGAGCGGTCAGCCTCGGCCTTTGCGGCGGCAGCAGTCGCGCCGCTTACATCGTCGATCGCACGGCGATACGTTTCCTCGCTGATCAGACCGGCGGCACGCTTCTCATTCAGGTCTGCCTCAATCGCGGCTCGCTTCTCTGCCTCGGTGGCGTACTTCGCCGTGATAGCCGCAGCGTCGTTCGCCACTTTTGCCTGCTCGGACGCAATGCGTGCTGATTCTTCGGCCCGCTGCTTTTCTGCGGCAGCAGCGGCATCCGCCTCACCGCTGGCCTTCGCGCGGGCACGGGCCGCTGTTTCCTCGCTGACAACACCGGCACGCAGCAAGGCGTCGATGCGCTCAAGTTCTGCGGCACGCTTCTCCTCTTCCGTGAGGAACTGTGCTGTCAGCTTTGCGCCTTCGGCAAGGATTCTGGCTCGCTCTTGCTCGGCTTGCACAGCGGCCTGTGTCGCACCCGTAACATCGTCAATCGCCCGCCTGTAGGACTCTTCGCTCAAGACCCCAGCGGCACGCAGTTCGTTCAGCCGAGCCTCGGCAGCAGCCCTCTTCTCTTGGTCTGTCTGATACTTCGCCGTGACCGCAGCGGCTTCAGACTGCAAGGCGTTGATCTGCGCAAGCCTGTCTGATTCCTCTTTTGCAGCAGCAGCGTTGGCTCCGCTGGCCTCTGCTCTCGCTCTCGCGGCAAGTTCCTCGGTAATCGCCCCGGCCCGCAGCAGAGCGTCAATCTTCCCTAGTTGAACCGCCCGCTTTTCTTCTTCTGTGCGAAGCTGCTCAGTGAGCCTCGCTCCCTCCGAAAACGACTGCGCCAACTCCTTCGCACCTTGTTGAATTGCAGCAAACGAATCGGCGTATTGCTTGGCCGTGATCTCGCCGCTTTTCAGCCGGGCGTTCAACGCTTCAACGTCCGTGCCGACCTTCAGCTGCGCAGCGGCAGCCGCAGCGGACGTTTTCGCAAACTCGGCAAACACCGCCGCGGTCGCCTTCGCCTGAGCGTCGATGTTAGCCAGCGCTCGCTCCACAGGCGTGAGGCTCTGCCGAACGCCGGTCGCGTCCGCAGAAATCTTCATCGCCAGTGAGAGCACGTTCGCCATTACTCGAACCCAAGCTGTTTTTTCAAATCCAGAATCACGTCGCGGGCCTGCACCTCGTGCTGCGGGGCTTCCTCGACCGGGATGAAGTCGCTCGCTCGCGGTGCCTTGCCTTTCTCGCTGTACGGTGCCAGGATCGCCGAGACAGTCAGGCCCGTCTCGGCCCAACTGTCAGGGATCGCGTGGTAGTACCTAGTGAAGGCCATCCACTCGCCAAGCTCACGAGATGACATTCGCCGCTCGATCTCGCCTACCGTCATTCCCAGATGCCCCGCCAGACGAAACATGAACCGTCTCGTCGGGCGGATGTTCAGTTTTTTGCCAACTCCTCCACGTCGCTTTCGCTCATCGCGTTGTGCTTCATCGCCTTGTCGAAGAGCCGCGACACGACCTTCGCCGACTTGCCAGCCAACTCCTCGACCTTCTCATCGCTGAACAGCCGCGCGCCGGTCTCAGGATGGCACAGGCAGCGGGCGAGGAACTTCGTGCGGAAATTGTCGATGCCCGTCTCACGCTTTCCGATCCACTCCCGCTCGTAGGCATCACGCTCGCCCACCGTCATCACGCGGATGCCGAGGGTCGCGCCGCCCCATTCCTTGACCGTGACCTTGAGGATGCCGAGGTCATCGGCGGCGAGGATCTGTGCTGCGAGTTCTTCTGCTGTGAGGGTCATGCTTGCTACTCCTGAACGATGCGAAAGACGCTTTTGAATCGGTACACGTCGTTCACCTTCGCACTCACGTCAAGCGTCTGGCAGATCGCTTTCGTGGTCAGCGTGAGCCCGCCGCCGACGAAGGAGAGCAGCCCCTTCGTGCCGTACTCGCTGAGCTTCATCGCGGCCGTCGAGACGCTCGCCAGTTCGACGGTGCCAGCGTCCAAGGCCCACGGCGTGCCGCCGGCAACACCACGCCCAAGCGGAAGCGACCCGCCCGCAGCGAAGCGGTACTCGGTCACCTCGCCGATGTCCGTTCCGCGCCAACTGACCACGACCCCGGTGCAATAGGCAGCCATGACGGGCCTCCGTCAGGCAACTACACGCGGGCGATACGGATCGTGGCCTGACCCCGGATCGCGTCGTTCACGGCCAGCGTGAGCGTGCTGGTGTTGAGGGTGTAAGCCACCGCGCTCAAAAGCGCGGTGCCGCCCGTGCTGATCGAGCAAGTGCCGGTGGATGCGTCGGCGATGATCGAACGGCCGAGGTAGTTGAACTGCACCGTGCGGCCCGTGTCGGTTGACGAGCCCTGG